CCGAGATGAAGGAGCGCTTGCTGCGAGGCGAGCGCTCCCAGACCGTTTGGACCGACACCCTGAAAGACGAACGCCGCCCAATCGATAAGGTTGACGCGGGCAAGACTAGGTTGTTTGCAGCTGGAGAGCTTGCTTACTTGATCTTGTTCCGCCAATACTTTAGCGGTTTTGCGGCGCACATGGCGCGTCACCGAATCGATCTCGAGGCTTGTATAGGAATCAACCCCTATTCGCAGGATTGGAATCGGCTTGGAGCGCGCCTGACGCGTTATGGAAAGAATGTGGTCGCGGGTGACTTTTCAAATTTTGACGGAACTCTCTCTGCGGCTATTCTGTGGAAGTGCTTGGACTTGATTCAGGCCTTCTATCAGGGAACTACAGAGGAAGCGTTCATTCGGCGTCGACTTTGGATTGACATTGTACATAGTGTTCATACGACGAAAGGAGTATTATACATGTGGAATCACTCGCAACCATCTGGTTGCCCCATTACTGCCACTTTGAACTCATTGTACCACTCATTGGTGGCCCGCTATGTGTTCGTGCTGTGTGCACGGAAATACTCACCTGATAATGTAAGTTTGCGCGTGTTCGACCAGAAGGTCGCGCACGCCAACTACGGAGACGATGATGTATACAACATAGACGAGTCCATCATAGATTGGTACAACCAAATCACAATGGCGGAAATGTTTCAGACAATTGGAATGACTTACACTGATGAGCTGAAGACAGGTGAACTCGTGAAAGCGAGGACACTTAATGATGTTCAGTTTTTGAAGCGTAAGTTTCGATGGGACGAATCTCAATCTAGGTATCGTGCCCCTCTCTCACTCGAAACCATCACAGAGATGGCTAGGTGGGTGAAGGGCAAGAAGAACCATTGGACTTTGACTCATGAAACTCTTCAGGAGGCGTTGTACGAAGCCGCGGAGCATGAGAGGTGTGTGTTCGAGGACGTCGCGCGGAAGTTAGAACCCGCGCGACGCCTTGTGAACAGGCACCTCCCCTGCCCGGCGTCAACGTACGACGCTTACCAGGAGAGTCAGTATTGG